GGTCACCAAATACATGGTGGGCCAGGATGATGCTAGCTATGGTGTTGCCACCAAGAGTTTCGCTTCTCCCTGAAAGACGTAGTCCACGAACAGTGTAAGATAGGCCGTACGGCCCTCTTACTTTAACCATTTTCGTGTCCAACGTCATCCTCCTCAGCACCTCTTCAGGGAAACCCCCTAGTCTAAACACCTCTATAATGAGGAGTAGAATCGGCGAGCTTTGGGTTGAGTCAAAAGCTGAGAAATCATTCTCGACTATTGATCCCGCAGCCAACGCGTAATCAGCAATAAAATTGCCAATTTCAAGGGAGTCTCCGTGTAGAGGGAACAGGATGTGGTCCGGAAGTTCCAAAGCAAACCGTTCCAAGAACGGGATTAACCAACGACCAACTCCAAAGTTAAGTTCAACTAAACTGGAGTGGATTGGCCTGGGGGCTTTGCTTGTGGAAACGTAAAATTCTCGCTTGATGAATACTTTGGAGGCGTTCCATTCACGATCGGTGAGGATCTCAGGATAGGCATCCTGCAATTCACGAATCAAGCGTGCCCTTTTCGGGGCTGGGAACCGTTCCACCCATTCCTCGAAAGAAAGTGGTTGGAGGTGGGTGCCTGCCGCGATGGCTGCATCTTTGACATAGTCAGGAATGAGTACAGCCTCCCATGCCGAGCCCCCATCAGGGGTCTCTTGGATGACACGGTTGCGGACGCAGTTTTCGTAATTGTGAGTGCACCGTCTCGGCATGACCGGGACGTGGTCCCGGTGGAAAACCATCGGGTAAGCACACAGGTTAGGAACGCAGTCCTCATGATCCGGCGGGCGGTATCTGAGGAGCTTTCGGTTACTAGCCAACGGCTTGAGGGGTGCAGTGGAACAGTAATCATACAAACGGAAAAGTGAAAGTTGAGCAGGACGGAGCCGGAATGCTGTGCGCAACCGGTGCGGTAGAAGCTTAACATAGTCAGTGTCAGCCAAATACCACGCATAGACTACAGAGAGAATGGCGACTATCAAAC